GATGTACTGACGCTGACCGGTAACAGGATCTTGCACCCATTGGCCCGCGCCGAGCGTGACAGGCGTATGCGCGAACTTATACGCATCCATAAGATCGGGGCCACCAAGCGCCTTCAGCTTGACGACCTGCTGAAAGTCCAAGGGGAATTGCGAATCGATGCGAGGGCCGTTAAGAACCGGTGCTGCGCTCTGAGCGGTCGCCGGTGCGCCGCTCTGCGACGTTCCGTCTGCAGCGCCGCCGATGCCCATATTTGCGCCGCCAAGCACAGCAGGCATAATGCCGCCGCCAGGCATCGCAGGAACCTGCGCTGGAGCCGCCGCAGATGGTTGCTGAGCAGATGCGTATTGCGGGTTGCCTGGTGCGCTGCCGCCATTGAGCGTGTCGTAGATTGCCTGCGCGTTGCGGTTCGCGATCGCCAGATGCTGCAACTGCGCGTTCTGCAAAGCCTGCTGCGCCTGCGCCTGCCTCGCTCCCGCATAGGCATTAATGCCTTCGAGGCCGCCCATGCCGAGCGCCTGTGTGCCGCTCGTCAGTCCGCGATTATGCGCAAGGATGCCCAGGCCGGCCGCAAGCAAGCCCTGCGCGGCAGGCGTCATCTGCCCGTCAGGGCTACTGAGCGAGCCTGTGAAACTATCAAGCAATCCCATGCTTACCCCGTTGGGTTGAGTTTGTTCCGATTCGTGATCTGTTGCAGCAGCGATTGAGCCGGGCCACTACTGAGCGTATAAGGTATCGTGATGGCGGACGAAGGCAGGAAATTTATCGAGCCAGTCGACCGCCCGCCCATCATGCCCCCGCCAAACCCCTGCGCGCCTGATTGCGCGCCCTGCCCGCTCTGCTTGGCGCCGCCCTGCTGTCTCTGCTGGAACTGCTGAAATGCAGAGGATGCGTCTGGCCCGAATCCTGAATTTAGTCCAGATAGACTCGATCCGTTCATGACGCCCATTCCCATGCTCATCGGGTTTGACTGCACCTGCCCTGGAATGGCTGCGCCGCCATTCGGCATCGAGAACAGCGTATTGCCGCTTCCGTCCGGCATTGCGAACCCGCTCGGCGCGCTATCTGTCAGATTTCCGGTTGAACCTGATCCGAGATCGAGGCCGGCTGCGCCGTCTGCTCCGCTTCCGCTCATGTCGCCTCCTTATTTAATAAGACTGCCGAGCGCGCCCGCTCCCGCACCGATCGCAGTCCCCCACGGACCGAACGTCGAGCCAATCGCAGCGCCAGACGCAGCACCACCGAGTAGACCAACTGCCCCGTTGCCGCCGCTTTGCGATGCCGTTGTGACGCCTTGCGCGCCAGATCCGAGCGCGCCGGATAGCGCAGACTGAAGCACGCCGAGCTGCTGGTACGGGGAATATTCCTTGTTGTACCACTGCTGGTAATCGGCCCCGAGTTGATTCTGTGCCGCTTGCTGCTGGATCGTGCCAGCGTTTAGCAACTGGCCGGCACCGTAGTAGTTCGCCTGGTTCAGCGACGGAGCCAAGCTGGCGGCATTGAGAGCGTTCGTCTGCGCAGCCTGATAGTTCTGGCTGTTGAGCGCGTTTTGCCCCTGCGTGTAGTTCAGGTTGTTAGCCTGATTCGCGAGCGCGGTCTGCGTGTTGAGCGCTGCCTGTTGCCCTGCTGCCGCCTGCGTGTTCGCATACGCATTTCCGCGCAATTGCGACTCGACGTTGGTCAGGTCATTCGCAAGGTTCGTGTTCTGCTGATCCTGATACTGCTGCATTGCAGATCCGCCGAACGCGCCCGAGTTACGGAACTGCGCCATCGTCTGAGCTGCGGTGCCGTTCTTGTACTGGTTCGTAATGTCCGTCTGCGCCTTGTTCACCTGCGCATCGAGATACGGGTTCTGCATCGTCGCATAGGGGTTCTGCGACGCCTGGACGTTCTGCCCGATGTACTGGTTCGACGTCTGATACGGATTGCTCGCGTTGTTCGCTATACCCGTTGCTGCGTTGTTCGCCGCCGAGAGAGTCGGATTTCCGCCAGTCGCGAGGCCCTGAACCTGATTGATTGCCGCGTTCTGGTTGTCGTTGAGGCCGGCGACAAGTTGCCCGCCGTACTGCGGCATCTGCTGATTCGAGAGATCAGCGCCGCGCTGCAAGATCTGCTGCGCATAAGGTTGCGCGTAATCAGGCAACTCTTGCTTGGTTGTTTGCGAACCGCCGCCACCGCTCATGGGATTTTCCTTTCGTAGACAGTTTCGCGAACCGTGAAGCCGTGCTTACCTGCGACCTTTGACCACCCCTTGCGCGTCGATCCGAACGTAATGCGCGAAGCGTTCACCTGCCGCGCGATATTCGTCAGGTGCTCGTCGAACTCGGTCATCAGGTCGACTTTCGAGAACGAGTACAGCACCCAGATGTGCAGGCGCGGGCCATCGAAGTCATGCAGCACGCGGAGGATCAGAAAGCCGTGCTCGTCGCCGTCGATCGACACCATGTAGAGCGTCGCGGCGTTCGTCTTGATCGCCATATACAGGTCTTCAGGAATCCAGCCATCGCCCTTGCCCATCGAGTCGAGCGCAGGACGCACGCGCGGCCAGACCGCCGCTAGACCAGCCGGCGATACAGGAATAATTTGTTTCATTTAGTTGCCCGTAAGTGAGCGACAGGGAAGCCATGTTCCGGGTGTGCCAGCCACAGTGCATATCCACCCGCGAATGACGTATTTGCTGCCCGTCGAGCCAAGCTCTGTCGGCGCCTTGTTGCTGATGAAGTCGCCCTGCTGATATGTGCCAGTCGTCGGCGGCGCAGTGCTCGCGTTCGTGATGGCTGCAACGTGGCCTTCCGTCAGGTTGTTCACCTGATCGACCACGTTGCTCAGGATCTGCTTGACCTTGAACACCAGATCGGCGCCGAACTTGTCGCCCGCGGCTGCGTTCGGAAGTTGAGGTTTCTGGAGTCTCATGCGATCCCGTCGGGAACGAGTTTTGGCGTGAAGCCGATCACTTCGCAGTTACCCTGGAAGGTCATGATGCAGCGGTGATAGCGCGCAGAGTTGTCGACGTCGAATTTGCCGTCTTCGTACGTCGTCGAGACGCCCGGCGAGAAAGATCCACCGAGCGTCGTTCGCTCCTGCGTGGTCATGGTTGCCGACGTCGGGTCTTGCGCGAAGCGCATGCGCACGTACTGCAGCAGCGAATACGACTCGTCATCGCCGAAATCGCCCGTCGTGATCGACGATTGCCCCGCGTTGCCCGTCAGCGTCTGGATGGTGTGCGTCGTGTCTACAATCGAAGGCTGCGTCGCGACCGATGTCCAGTAAGGCGAGTTCCACGGCACTTGCGGCATGTCCGACCAATGATTCGCGATCGTGCCGAGCGAGGTCCAGGTGATCTGTCCGTTGATGAAGTCAACCGCTGCCTCAATCGCGCGGTCTGCCCGCCCCCATTGCCCCGTCTTGTAGTTGTAGACAACGGAGCAGTCGATAGCGCCTGCGCTGTTGTTGCTGACGTAATACCAGTACACGAGGCTGTTGAGCCTGTCGTGCACACTGACGATCGTCTGTTTGTATTGCGGATTCTGGTCGCGGAAGAACCAGTTCTTTACCGAATCACCGATAGGCACCGGGCGCGTGCCGTCGAACATGTAAAAGTTGTCATTGCCAAGGAACAGATGCGCCGTTCCGATCGACACGACAGCCTCCTGACACGGCGCGCCGATCTGGTTCGAAATGACGTTGAACGCCCAGATGATCGGCGGCCCCTGATAGGTGCCGTAATACATGGACGTCTCTTTGTAGACGACCATATCGGGTCCGAGCGCGCGCCCTGCCCTGATTTCGCCGGGCGTGTCGACGATGCGTCCGTTCGCGCATTGCGTCGCCTGGCTCGGCGTCCACACCGTCTGATCGTACAGGCCAGAGTTCCACCAGCCATCCGGGCGCGTGCCATACGTCGGATCAACCGTATTGAACGCGAACACGAAGCCCGCAACGGTCTCGACGATCGCTGCCTTTGGTGCGCCAGCGATGTCAGCGAATGCGCCCGTCGTGCTCTGCTGCAGCACGTCGGCGTTGTTCGTTGCGACCGTCACATTGCCGAACTGCGTAAAGCGCCACACGGCCGATGACGACGAGGTATAAGGCGATGCTCGCGAGACGTCATTCCATACGCCCGAACCTTCCTCATACAGCTTCGTCTGCGTGCCGACGATCAGGCGTTTCGTGTTGTCCAGTTTGACGAGCGTTGCTCCGCCCAACACCTTCGACGGCAGCGCCGGCATGCCAACAGAAACAGCACTCGGCGCCGCGCGCATACCCTTGATCGACGGGACCATTGCCGAGCAGTCGACAACAACGCCCGGCGTGGTCGGGTCAATATCCGGCGCGAAGCCGATAAGCTTTCCCATTTACATTGGCCTCATGGCGAGCGACGAGCCGGCATACTGGCCGTCTCGGTCGTTCGAGTGCAGGTCTTCAATCGCCGACGTGAGCGCCGCAGTCCACACTGGTATGCGGTCGTCGTTCTTGATGTACGGTTCTGCCTCAAGCAGCGAGGCGTACAGGTAAATGTCAGGCGCGTCTTCAAGAAGCCAGTTCGACGTGTTCGACGTGCTGAGCGGCTCGATGTCCTGGTAGTAGTGCAGCTTCAGTTGCGACGTCCCATCGATGTTGGTCAGCAGCCATATCTGGTTTCCCGCGATCGTGTAGCGGTTCATCTGGTCAACGTCCTGCATCGCCACGTCGGCCGCCGCTTCTGACATGAAGTCGAGCCGCGCGTCGCCATACGTGAGCCGGATCGCCTCGTTGTAATCGCCCGGCAGCGTGACGAAGTTGGTCGACGGCGTTACCGTGTACCAGGTGCGCATCTGGCGCACGCGCAGACGTCGATTCAGGCGCTTTTCAGCAAGCGCGATGAAGTCAGGCGCAGCGTCGCTCAGGTTGTTGCGCTTGAGCCATCGGCCGACCGATGCTTGCAGGTCGGCATAGGATTCGAACGGCATTTAGACCCTCCCGCCCCACACGCGAAAGCCCTTCAGATCGGGATCGTTGAGCATCGCGCGAATGTGATCAGGGTTCTGCATCCACTCGTCAAACGTGATGCCAACGCGATTGCAATAGCTCTCGACGACAACGGCCGGGAATCGCGCGGCGTGGCGCATTTCATTGCCGCCGTGAATGCCTTCGTTGCGTAAGGCCGTCGCGTGATCGAGAATCGGCGTGCAGTCCTGTACGCGCTCGATTGCAGTCGTGTCCGTTTCCGGGATGTAATGAAAGCGCGTGCCGACTTCCATCAGTTATCCTCAAGCGGGCTTATCTGGAGCGTGCCGCCTGCCGACTGCTGGAGCGCAGCGATATTCGTGCAGCCAGACACAGCGACGACTACCGAATCCGCGGGCTGCACCATCAGATCGCCAGCAGCGGCAGTGACGCCAGCAGCGCCAAGCTTCACGTAGCATGCACCCGTCGAGACGAGGCGCACGTATTTCGGTTTCGTGCCAGACAGGGTGTTAGGAATAGCTACGCTGGCCGACGCTGCGCCAAATGCAATGACGTTGCCTGTTGCGAAAATTTGCATCGAGTTCTGAGCCATCTGAAGCCCCAATAAAAAAGGGCGCCCCGAAGGACGCCCCACCACACGGTTACTGCTTCAGATCACAGCAGGTCGCGGATCGCGCCGGATGCCTTTTCCTGGCCGGCTTCGAGCGTGTACTCGACGACCAGCTGACGCTTTTCGGCGTCGCCCGTCTTCGCCAGCGGGTTCGTCTGCATCGGACGCAGGAACGCCGTCTTCCAGCGGCCCATTTCGAGCACGAATGCCGTACGTGCGCGCTGGAAGCGGTTCGGCACTGCCTTGAGCGCGCCAAAGTCCGATTCGTACACGTCAATCGCCGCCGTCAGGTTGCGGTCTTCGCCCTTGTCGAAACGCGTCGAGTTGCCCGAGAACGTCGAGAACGTCTGCTTCTGCGTGCCGCCAAGCATGATGACGTTCGGGTTGCCGCCCTGCGCCCACGCCAACTGGATCACGTTCTTCAGCTGCGCTTCGGTGAACGCGCGCTGCGTGCCGTCGGTCGGCGCCGTGTTCGTGTTGTAGTTCGGAGCCGCGCCCGTCGCGCCGAGGTCGTTGTTGGTCGCGACCCAACCTTCGAGGCCGCGCAGCTGGCGAGCCGTCGACGAGTTACCAGCGATCGCCGTCGTGTTCTGCGTGAGCGCCGTTTCCATGTCGCGCTTCAGTTCCAAACCCTTGAGGCTGAGCTGGTACGCGAGTTCATCCTTGCGGCCGGCAGGGTTCATGCCCGATTGCTGCGTGCCCGACACGATGATGGTCTTCGTCGAGATCTGCGTACGGTTGTTCAGGCGCACGGTCGGCGTCGCGGCGGCAGCCGATGCGTCGTCACCTTCAATCGCGGCGTTGTTCGCAGCGGCGGCCAGATCCTGCGTTTGCCACTCGTGCAGCGTGTTCGACGCCTTGCCCTTGCCGATGCCGCTCATAAACGGCGTGTCGGTCGGCGCGATCCGATAGATCACGTCCGTGAGGTCTTCGCGGTTGCCAACAGCCTGATACGTCTGGTAGGTATTAGTCGGGACAGTCATGTCTTACCCTTAATCAAGGAATTGCAGGAGCGCGGCTGCGCCGGCCTCGACACTGCCGGACTGCTTCAGTCGCCGCATGGCTTCTGTGCGTCCATCGCCAGGCTTGACCCCTGTACCGGGTCGCTCAACCTTCGGCGGCAGCTTGTTGACCTTCTGCGCGGCTTGCGCCTGCTGTTTCATGAGTTCGTCGTACTTGCGCGCCTTGTCAGCCACAAGCAACAGACGGTGATCGTTGATGCCGTTCAGCTCCGCGTCGTCGAACTTCTGACCCTTCAGGTATTCGACCAGTGACTTGGCACCGTCGGCGAATTTCGCGTCGTCTTTCCACTCAGGAATCGCGTCTCGCAGGAGGCGCGTTTCCTCGTCGATGCGCGTTTTCATCTGCTGCGCACGTTCGGCCTCTTGCTGCTGCGCGAGGTAGGCTTGTGCCGCCTGCGCCTGCTGCAACTGTGCCGCGCGTGCTTCGAAGACGTGACGCTGACGGAGGTATTCCTGTGGATCGTTCGCAATCAGATGCTCCCAATTGGGCTGCTCTGCTTGCATGAGCGCCTGCATCTGCGGCACGAAAGTATCCAGAACCTGCTTGAGCTGTGCCCGCTCCTGCTGGAGTGGGGCGCGCTCCGCTTCAGCCTGCTTTCGCAACGCTGCGGCTTCCTCAAAGCGTTTGTTCGCGGCCGCAGACTTCTGCGCTTCCGCGATCAGTTCCGCCTTGGTCAGCTGGCGCTCTTCGCCGTCGACCTTGATCGTGTACTTTTCCTCGTCCGTCGCTTCCGGTTGGGTCTGTTCGGGTTGGGCTTCGGCTTGCGCTTGGTCGCCGCCCTCTTGACCGCCTTCGTCGACGGAATCCGAATCGCCTACAATTTCGGACAGACGACCTAACAAATCGTCATCAAAACTGCTGTCGTTGCTCTGAATGTCAGCGCCCGATTGGGTAGCCTCGTCCATGCGTGTGCCTCAAAGAAAAAGCCCGCTGGATTGCTCCGGGCGGACTTGTGTGGGAAATCGTGATTTGACTATGCGCAGACGTCGCCGTTATTCCACTGATACGCGACGTCGCCAGCCACGACAGGCGCGCTGCCGTGTTCGCCGTGCCAGATGTCGGCCGGCGCGCACGGATGCCATACGCGCACGATGCGGCGCTTCTGATGCTGCTTTTCAGCCGCTAGAAGCCGAGCCGAGAAAGCACTCCATCCCTCAATTGCTTCGCTCTCGACTCCTGCTCCATCTGCAACCGCGCCATCTTGCCGGTTTCCACCACCGTCTTTAGGTGGCCTTCCACGGCGCTTAGCGACTTCAGCAATCTCCATAGTTCCTCGCGTCCTTGAGCGTCGCGCGCGGGGGATGATTCCCACGCTGACAGGTATTGAGATCGCATCATTTCGAAGGCTTCAACAAGCAGCGGATGCTCCAGCAATTCCGCCGCCTGCTGCCCTCGTCCGATCTCCTGGGTAGTGTCGGTCATTGCGCCTCGTTGGTCGTGTCCGCTGCCTGATTGGCAGCAGAGATCTGCGCAGATTGAAGCGTGGTCGCGGCCGATACTTCAGCCACTTCGAGCCGGTTAGCGTTGTTCATCGCGGCGATTTGCAGAGCCATTGCCTGCCGCATTTCTTCCATCTGCGCCTGGAACGCCATCTGAATCTGCTGCGACTGCTGCTCAAGATGAGCCTTCACCAGATCGCGCTGCGCCTCAAGCTGGTTCTCCTGCTGCGCCTGCGCCGCCTGCGCGCGCTGCTCGAACAGTGCCGTCTGCTGGTCAAGGTGCGCCTTCAGCACTTCGATCTGCTGCGCGCCCTGCGTCTTGGCAATCTCGAACTGCTGACGTTGCTGCTCAAGCTGCGCGTCTGCCTGCGACTGTGCCTGAATCTTCTGCAACTCGATCGGCGGCTGTTGCGGCTTCGGCGGCTGCTTGCTCGGATCAGTGAAGAACAGTTCAGAATTCTTGAAGCCCAACGCCTGCGACAGCTTGACCGCAGCGTTGTAGATGTTCTGCGGCGTCGCGATACCGATCTGCATGCCCTGCGCCTGCACGTTGCCGAGCGCCATCAGGTGCTGGACGATCAGCGTCTTGTCACCAGTGCCAAGACCGACGTTCACGATCGTGTCGTACTGGTTGCGCCACGCGCGCGGATCGACATCGACCCACGAGCCGCGCAGCTTGATAGTCATCGCCTTGTCCTGATACTGCGACAGCAGCTTCTGAATCATGCGGAACAGGTCTTTCATGCCCGTTTCGGCAATGCCGCGCGCCATCAGCTTGACGCGCATGTCAGCGCGGTTGGTGATGTTCTCCAGCCCGCCCTTCGTCTTGTTCAGCGTGTCGGCATCCGAGCCTTGCGTGTACTTCGTGATGCCTGTCCGGTCCTGCTTTGCGGCATCGGCATATTCGAGCGCCTGATACGCGCCTGCAGAGTCAGCCATACCCTGCTGGAGCGGGCCGACCGCGCCAGGCGACTTGATGCGCACCACCTGACCGGGGCGCGGCGTCAACAGGTCGTCGAGATTGACCTGACCGTCAACGGCGAACGTGCGGCCGTTGATCTGCATGTACATGTTGTCGAGGATCGCGCGCCAGATCGACGTCTTGATCTTCTGCGTGTCCATCGCGAGGTCAGCGAGCGACAGACCGAAGAAGCGATGCGGCCGGCGAATCGGCGTGATGCTGACGAACGGCGGCCCGTCGCATTCCTCGTTGGCAAGCGTGACATTCCCGCCGCGCACGACCTTGCGCCATTCCGCGATGCCGTCGCCGTCGTAGTCGACCTGAAGATACGCTTCCGTGATCCACACGACGCGCTGCGACGGGTCATTGCTGATCTGGCCGCCCTCGCCGGCGTAAGCCATGTCATCATCGTACGACTCGCGTTCGAGCCGCTCGCCGTTCAGATCGCCATTCGAATCCGAATTGATCTGGTCGACGTTCTCGTAACCAGCCGCGCGCAGTTCCGACAGCGTCTTCGGCATGTGATGACCGCAGAATGGTGCATCAGCAATCGTCTTCGCGCGGCGCGAAATGATGAATTCCTCAGGCGGCACGTTCTCCACGCACACGCGGCCGACTTTCTTCGTGCGCTTGAGCGTGACGTCGTGCAGCGTCTGAACCATCGACGGGTCAGGCTGCTGCGGAGGCGGCGCATTGAACGGCTGTCCGTGCATCTGAGCCTGTTGCGCGGCCTGCTGGTATTGCTGCATCTGCGTCTGGTAGCCGACGACCAGCGCCTGCATCTGCTGTTCGTCAGGGTATGCGCGATGCTCGATCGGCTCGACTTCGGGATCTTGCAGCAGATCCGCGAGCTGCATGTCGGTAATCCCGCTGTATTCCTCGCGAACTTCTTCCTTGCTGTCGTCCCACCACACCTTAAGGATGCCGTTCTTCTGCGTCAGCGCGTCGCGAATCCATGCTTCCAGGATCTGCCAGCCGGGATTCTGCTGATAGAACACGTAGTTGACGACATCGGTCGTCTGCCGGGCGGCTTCCTCATCGTTCGAGTTGCGCGCGGTGAATTCCACGACGTCATCGCCGGCCGTGAAAATCTCCATCAGCGCGGGCATCGTCCATTCAATCGTATCGGCAACGTCAGTTGATACAACGGACGAGCGCCCCTCTATCGCGGGCGGCGCCAGATCGCCCTTCGGCTCAGCCAGGTAGTAATACTCAGCCTTGCGGCGCATTTCTGACAGCGTGCCGCCCATATAGGCGATCGACTGGCGGATCTCGGTGTCGACGATCGTGCCGAGTTCTTCGTCAGTGATCTTTGTCGGTTTGTCTGCCATTTATGCGTAGTTCATTGATGGATAACGCAGCGAGCCGCCCCATTCCTCATTGGTCATGGCTTCGGCATTCACCGCGATATACCGGAGGTTGTCCGCGCCGTGCGACCATTCGTCGTGCAATGGCGCGCCCGGCTCGTTCGTCTGCTGGTTGATGCTGCGTCGATAGCGCTTGGCACACTGGATGAGCCTGTCGCACGCCTGCTTGTCGAAATACATGCGCGGGAATGTCATGCGCGTAAGCCGGATGCCGTCCTCTACGCTCATGTTCGGCGTAATGGCGACGTCCCACCCGAACGCCTGCATAATTTCCTCGGCGCTCTTGCCCGTCTTGAAGTCCTTGTTGCGCCCGTCGTGCGGCAGATAGACCTTGCCCCAGTTGAATTTGCTCTCTTTGAGCAGCGCGGAATAATGGTCTAGCGTCTTGTGCGTGTCTTCGATGTAGCGGATCACGCGCAGCTCTGATGCGTTCTTCTGCACCAGGCTAATCGCCATCGCGTCATTCCAGCCAAGGTCGAACACGATGTGCACTTTCAGCATCGGGTCATACGGCACGTTGCAGATGCGGCCAGCGCCTTCCGCGTTCGCGACCTCGTCGTAGTAGATCGCGCCGGCGACAGCGGGCTTGCACTTGCCTTCCCAGATGTTGTCGTAGTCCTTCGGCGCGGTCTGCTTGCAGTGCAGGCGCTCCGCTTCCAGTTCAGCCGGGAACCACGGGTTATCGCTGTAATTGACCTGCACAACAACAGAACCGGGCGGAGGCGTAAGCACAAAGCGCTGATACGTCTCGTCCGTCTCAAGCTCAGGGTTGAACGTGATCCACACTTCAGAGCCGGGCTTGCGGATGGTAGGAATAAGCACGTCCCACGACCGTTTGCTGACCGCCTGCCCTTCCTCCACCCACACGCGATCGCAGCCTTCGAATGACTTGATCGAGTCGATGGTGTGTGACGCGAGGCCAGCGAAAGAAAATTCAGAGCCGTTCTTGCCGCGGATCTCTGTCTCCAGCACCTCGAAGAAGTAGCCAAGCCCGAGCGCCGCGATCTGGTCAGCCAGAAGCTTGTGCACCGACTGCTTGATCGACTTCTGCACTTCGCGCGTGCAGAGAACGCGAAGCGGCTGCGTCGTCGCCTGTAACAGCAGTGCGCGCGCAACAGACCAACTCTTTGCGCTGCCGCGGCCACCGTATGCGACCTTGTAACGCGCGGGTTCGAACAGGAACGCCAGTTTGTCGGGAAACTGGATCGCGCTCATGCTTTGGGCTTCACGAACTCAATCGTGTGATTCGTTTGCACCGGCCCACCATCAGCACCAGTCAATTCCTGCTCGACGCGATCGCGCCACTTTGCGCGCTGCCTGTTCTTCAGCCAGAAGATCGCAGCCGTCGTATCGGGCGCGTAGATCTTCGTGATTGGCGTCTCGACAATCTCGCCGTTCACGACACGAATATCGACCTCAGGATGCTCGTAACCCATCGCGCGCTGATAGAGCCGGTCGACAACGTCAGCATCCGCCTGTTGCTTGCCCTTTTTTACGGACTCAAGAAATGTAGCGTGCGCCGACTTCCATGCGTTGATCGTCTGCTCGCTCACCTCGAAGAAATCAGCGAGCTCCTTATCCGTTGCACCAAGCAGGCATAACTTACGCGCTTGCTCGGCGTACTCTGCCTTGTATCTGCTTGGTCTTGCCATTTCACAATGCCGCATCCTTTCGGGTAACGGCCCTCAATGGTGTTTAGTGCGCGCTCAGCAGCCCGTATGCACTTCCGGGTTCCTGCCCTGGCTGCGAGCGCGCGGGAGATTTACAACGCCGCCTTGATGTCAGCGGCCAGTCGCTTCACATCAGCAGCAATGCGGCCGATGTTCGAATCGCCCGAGCCTTCCAGCCCGGCGATCAGTGCGCTGATCTGGTCTGCCAGCGATGCAACGCTAGTCGTCGGTGCCGATGCAGCAGCCGGCGAGGATTGCGCATCCGTAGCAGTCGCACCGGCATTCGATGCGACGCTCGGCGACTCC